AAATAAAGTATCATAAGAAAACTTCTTACCTTTTTTATACCCAAATGCTTTAGCAGAAAGGAAAGCTATAAATTGATTTTTAAGAGCTTTTGCATTATCAGTATAGTTTAAAACACTACTATTTTTTCTTTCCTTAAATGAAAGCTTAACTCTATCAAATGTTTTGAGGGCAAACTTTGTTTGAGTTATAACAAACATTTCAGATATTTTCATTATAGCTGCAAATGTTTTTAGGTTAGAACTCACTAAGCCATCTCCTTTTAAGATAGGAAGCAAATCATATGGAATATCTAAATCATCAAAATCTTTAGTATGCTTTATTTCATAATCATTAGGGTCTAAACCTCTAGTGCCTGATTTAGCTACAACCTCAATACCTAATTTTTTAAGGCTTTCAGTTATACCATTCATTTCTATGAAGTCTGTTTTACTACCTTTAATTAAACTTAGTACATTACCTAACTCTCTTATAGTTTCTGATTCTTTTGTAGCAGCATCTATTGCCAGCAAAGATTGAAGTTGTATTTCTAAATACTGCCACCTTTGCATTGTACTAGGTTTATCCTCTGCAAATAGTTTAGCTTGTATCAGATTTTCAGGAGTAAGTTCTACATTTCCAGCTCCTTCAGGTTTGATTTTTTTAAGTTCCTCAGAGTACTCACTAATTAAATCAAGAATAGCATCTGCTTTGGTAAAACTTTTTTCTTCTTGAGTTTTCAGTTGACCTCCAACAACTTTAGCTGCCTTTTCATACTCTAATACAGCAGGCTGGATATTGATTAGCATTGCTCTATCAAAAGACATTCCTTTGCCTGTCATAACTAAAACAGGTCCTAAAGTATTAGTAGACAAGTTAAAATATGCAGCATACTGAAACTTAGCGTTATCCACAGCAAATGTAATTTGAGTAGAGTTAATGTGCACTATCCTAACACTATTTCTAGTTTCAGTTGTATCTCTAGTGTAATCAGTATCAAAAGAATAGTTTAGGATAGTTTTTACTGCATTATCAAATCCCATAGCACTTAATAGTAAGTTCCTATCATCTAAAAATTGCTTTCTTAAACCTATTGTATTTTGTCTTAGATATGCATAGGCTACATTCCATATAGCAGCTATACCTACGTTATCCTTACCAATACTGTTAGCACTATTAGCTTTTACAATATCTGTTGGTGTAAATATAGTAGCAACACTAGAAGGGTTGTTGAATTTATTACTAGAATCTTCTTCTTCAGCATTGTAATTTTTCTTCATAAAATCCTGACCTAGTTTATCATCAGCAGGTGATGTAGCTATGTCAGCATTTCCTTCATTATAAATTAAACTCTTTTCAATCTCTAAAGTCATATTGTTGCCTTCTCCAATTGTCAGAGGAGTAATACCAGTAATATCTCCTTTATTAAAGGCTTCAATGTTATCTTTAATTTGTTTTCCGTATCTATAATCAAAGTCTTCTTGAGTGTTAGGATAACCATTTTTATCCAATACAGCTAGTAGAATTTCTTTTTTAACTTTCTTAATACTTTTATTAAGAGTCTTTATCTTCTTTAAAATTTCCTTTTGCTGGTCAGATATTCTCTCATTTCTTTGGGCTTCATATTCTGAAAGTAAAGCATCTAAGCCTTCTTCATCATCTAAGAATTCTTCTAAGTCAGCATCTGATAAATCAGAAGCAAGCAAGGAAACACCTAATTCATCTTCTAATCTCTTTAAAGAATTTTGTAAAGTAGCTTTCTCATTAACTAGCTTTATGTAATCTTCATTTTGACTTTCAAAGTCTTTAATGTCTTTCTTAACTCTCTTATCTTGCTTCTTAATAGAATTGATAAACTCTTGGAAAGCTACCTGATTAGGATTTTTACTTTCTAAGTAATCTCCATATACTCTAATCTTTCCTTTTTCATCTCTATAAAAGTCAGCAGTCCTTACAAACTCAGAGTCAATGTCAAAGTCAGCACCAGATAAGTCTAATATATCTGCAGGCATAACAATTTGATTACCTGTTACACCAGGAAGAATATCTACCACCTTAAGAAAAACCATAGAGTGTTTATCCTGTGTAGGAATCCTAACACCTACTAATTCTAGCATGTATGGTGGTATTTTATCACCTGGCTTTAAACCTAGTTCAGTTGCTAACTGTGCTGAAATCATACACTCAGCATAGTATACATTTTTAGAATCATCTTTTTTGTGGTATTGTAATCTACTAGGCTCTCCTAATTTAGAAGGTAAAAGTAAGCTTGCTTCTTTACCAGTATAAGGTTCACCTTTTTCATTTCTATAAATTTGATATCCATCATCTGATACTAAGGTAAACTTATGTCCTGGTACCTTTTGACTTAATACACCTTTACTCATAAAAGCAAGGAACATATTTTCAAACTTTTGCTCTATGCTAGGTAAGTTCAAATTATATTCAGGCATATCAGCACTTTGGTAAGCACTACTAAACATTTCCATTAGTAATGGGTCACCTCCAGATTCAAGAATAGAACCTCTAAAGCTATCTAGTAAATACTTATACTTAGGAATATCTTCGTCTAGAATAGCTTCACGCATCATTCTAAAGCTATCAATAACTCTATCACCTAGAAGCTTACGATAGAACTTCCTTAAATCACCTATAGTAGTATTCTTCCCTTTGAAGATAACTGGAGTATCATCCTTATGCTCAGAAGATATTAATTGCATTAACTGAGTACCATGAACAATTTTATCTTTCATAGAGTCAGTAGATACTTGCTCTCTTACAAATTGATTGTTAATTACTGTAGTTTGGTACTCTTCATCTTCATTAGCATTTAGATTTGTAATAGCTCCTTTAATAGCAGAAGCATGTATTACAAAAGGAACATTTTCAAGTTCCATTTTATTTAACCTATTATGAAGAGTTTCTCTTCCACGTATAGGTTTCCAGAATTTATGAATCTCTCTTAGTGTAGCTTTAAACTCATCACTAGATTGGTCAAGGGTTTTAAGGTTATCATAAAGAGAATCTACATAAGCTCTATCTCTAGAGCTTCCTTTGAACTCTGATGTTTCTTCTCTTATTAATAGCTTAATAGATGTTTTACCATATAGGTATGTATCAAAAAATGCAATCTTTCTAGGATTAGCTAAAGCACCTTGCTGTTTTAATAAGCTAATCTCTTCGCTAGTTAAAGGATAACCTTTAATTATTCTATCGTAAATCTTTTTAACTGCACTTGTATTTTTACCTAATGCAGGTAAATAAGTCCTAGTATACCAAAAAGGATTGGAGTAACCTTGAGCATTTGTAGTTTCTGTTCCTTTAGCATTATATACATCATCAAGTATAGCAACTTTAGATTCTCCATAACCTATAGCAGGTCCAGCTGAGTTAGGCCCTGCCATTCTTTTTACAAAGTCAATAGGGTTTTTAAAGTTATAAGCTATATCCCCAAACATTAAGTTATTATAGTTTAAGGAGTTCATGCTAGAGTTAAAGAAAAACTCTGCTATATTGTTCATGTTTAAAGTATTACCTTCTGTCCTATAGAACATAGGTAGAATGTTTACTTTAATCTCCCCTTCTTTATTTTCATAAACAAGTTTCTCTGATTTAAGAAGCTCAACAAATTCTTCTAGCTGAGAATTAAAGGCATTTTTAATAAGGTCTTTAATTTCTGATTGGCTTACAGGAAGATCATTATTACTTCTAGCAGCTTCAACTAGTTTGTCATAAAGAAGAGGGTTTGTATTTCTAAGGAATTTAAAGTTAAAGAAGTCTGTACCTCTATCTCCTAATTTAGTATTGTATCCTTTTACAATATCTCTTTCTGAGTTTTCTTGAATTTCCTTTGTTACTTTTCTAATCCTTTCATACTCTTGCATGAAATGAGTAAAAGCTATATCAGCACCAGCATTATTTAAACCATTATCAGCAGTTGAAAGTTTACTCACAGGCATACTAACAGCTACTTGAGTATTCTTAGCTTCAATGTGCAGAGGAATAAATGGTGCAAATCTTACTTCTTTTCCACCTGGGATGGTTGCTTTTTTGTTGAAAGTATTTTGGCCATTATCAACAAAGTAAGTCATCATAGTGTACAGAGTAGCTCTAGCATCTAAGTCTGCATATACAGAACCAGATGATTCTTTATAGTTCTCAGCAACTACTTGAGCACCACCATCTGCTGAATCAATACTCTTCAATGATTTGTTTCTTAAACCATCATTAAAGAATAACTTAAAGTTTTGGAAAATGATATTAGTAACTCTAGAGTTATCAGATTCTATTGCAGTAGAATTAATAGGAGTAATCATGCTATGAAGCAGAGGATTGTTTTTTACAGAATCATAGAATGATTCAATCTGATAGTCAGTAAATGACTTACCAAACTGCTGTAAAACATCTTTAAGCATTGAAATGCCATCCTCTCTATTTTCTGCATTAATCCAAGACCTAAAGTTTTTATCTTGGAAAGCTAAAGTTTGAATTAAAAAATAGTTAGGTGCTAAGTGAGTATATTGAGTTTCACCATCAGCATTTTGAACTACAGTAGAACCTACATTTTCATCAAAGTAGCTATTACCTAGTGCCATATTTTTTAACCTACCTACAGCTCCTGCAGTAACTGACTTAGCATTTTTTACATCTTCTAAGTCTTCCATTTCATCAAAAGCAGTGATTGTTGAATCAACCAAAAATGGACTACCTGTTTTTAATGAATCTAATATACCTTGTATATCATCTTCTCCAAATACCTCTACACCTATAAACAAATCATAGTTATCTTTGATTTCATCTAGGTATTGTTTTAGTTCAGGTGAAGATTTTAAGTAAACTTCTTCATACTTTCCTTTTTGAATAGCAGTATCTAAAAGAACATACTCAACATAATTTTTAGATAGAGATATTCCTAAGCTATCGAATAACCCTTGAACCTTAGCAACATAAGCAGGTTTCTCATCTGGGTTTAGCATTTTGCTATAATCTTTTAAAGAACGCTTAATTTCTTCAAGGATGTCTCTAGCTGCAGTTTTATTTTCATCAAAGCCTTTTATTCTCCAGTTTTTTGCCCATTCAGATATCTGCTTTTCTTGGACATCATACATATTTGTTCTAAATACTTTGAATAGTCCATTACTAGGGTCAGCTAAAGTTGTAATTTGGTTTGACTTATATTTGTTAAAGTTGGCTATAAATAAGTTGTACTTGTTGGATTTAAACAAAACAGAAGAATGCATGTTAGCAATATCTTCATTGGATGCATTAATCATTCCTAGTTCTGTTTTAATATCCTGCATTAAAACATTAAAGAAGTTTTGAACCTTAGGATTACTCTTAGCTTGGAAAGCTAGTTTCTTTAACATGTCCTCTCTTCTAGTGTTAGTCATAATAGCCTCTACACTAGTGTATAGTTCATTAGGGTCTATGTAACTATTAAATAGCCCTGATGCTAATTGTGCTTCAGTAAGACCAATGTTAAATTCATCCACAGGCATTTCCATTAGAGACATATATTCTCTCATCTGTTTAGATGTAGAACCTAGTCCTCCTAATGTTCTATTATCTTTAATGGCTAAATCCATTGGGGTATCATCTTCTTGATACTCTAACCCATCAGGGTCATCTTCAAATTGGACAGATTCTAGTCTTCTTCTAATTTCTTTTGCAAATTCAATACTTGCGTTAGAACTTAAAAGAGAAATAAGACTATCATATATCTCTTTAATTTCTAGCTCAATTTTAGTAGCTTTAGCAGCATCAATCTTAGCTAGTATATCTCCATAGATAAAATTATCACTATTTACATCATAGTAATTATCTATTACGTTTAATAATGCCTCTTGAATACTATCATCTGTTACAATCCCTTCTTCCTCTCTTATTTTAAATACTTCTTTTAGTACTCTATTGTAAACTCTCAAACTAGTTGTAGAGTCTAAATACCCTAGCGTACGTTTTGGAATTAACTTATATACTTCAGTATCTGCTCCATAGAAAATAGGGAAAGCTCCAGTTTCTTTAGATGCTTTAAAGTTTCCATGGTAGATGCTATCAAATAGAGCATCTATATCAGCCTTATTATTTGTTACCCAATTGGCTAATGCTTTTAGTTTATCAAAGAATCTTTTGATTAATCCTTTTATTCCAGTATACTCTTTGTCTTTTCTTACTGCATAGCTTTGGAAATCATCAGCCATCTTCTCTTCATACCACAAAAGCTCAAGCTGTCTATCATTTAAGTTTTGATTTTTAGGAGCTTGGTTTTTTAACTTTTTTAGTTGAATAGATGTAGGCTTTCCATATCTAACTTTAGCTTCTTTAAACAATAAGTTAAGTTCTGCATCACTTAAAAATGTTCTTACTACTGCATGGAATGCTTCATGATACTCTACACCTTTAGAAGCATTTCTAGCTAAGTAGATAACTTTCTTGAAGAAAGCTCCAGAAATCTGTCCTTTATTTTTAAGGTTCCTTTTGATAGTTTCAAACTCTCTAAATGTAATTACATTTGGAGGCAGCATTCTTTGAAGGTTAGTAAAGGCTTCTTCTAAATCAATATTATCTTCAGAAGGGTTCTCTTCTATTTTAAAAGCTGATGATGTTTTTGAAATAATTTTTGCTTTTCTTTCTTCTAGATCTTTTATTTCTGCATCTAGTCTCTGTAAATCTGGATTGGTTTTTCTAGCTTTTACAATTGCTTTATTGACTCCTTTATTATCTTCTCTTATCTTTTCAATTATTTTTGCTGCTTCATCTTTTTTCTCACCTATCTGTTTATTGATATCAGCAAGTTGAGCATTAAGTTCTTCACTTTCATCTTCATTAGTAAACATAGAAGGAGTCATAGTAGTAAATTCCTTATCTATGTAATTTTGTAAATAGGCTATATATTTTTGAAGTGCAGTTGCTAAACTAAGGTCTTTTTTAATTTCTTGTTCTATTCTTTTCTTTAAGTCTCTAGCTTTATCTTTATCCTCAGCAGTATCAGTATTAATATTCTTTACTGCTTCAACAATATCGCTAACTAAATTAGTAGTTTTAGAACTAGCTGGTGGTTTTGGTTTTGAAGCAGCTGCAGATAAACTCTTAGGCCTAAAGCTTAAAGAAGCTAGCATATCTATTCTAGCTTGCAGGTTATCTGTTTCTAGACCTACTACAGATGTTTTACCTTCTTCATCAGTTTCTTTAATCTCAGCAGATTGTTGGAAAGAAGATACTTCAATATTTTCTGTAAAATAAAAAGAAACTACTTTAGATATAGCCTCAGCAAGTTCTTCATTTGATTCAATTATTTTAGGTTTTACAGAACTATCTTCACTATTAAAGATTATTAGGTTTGTCTCAGGATTTACTAGAATGTGTGGTGCCTTTATTCTTGTTCCATTTTCAGATACATAAGGCATATTAATGTATATCGTTTTATTCTTTTCTGATGTAGCATTAGGATTATATACCTGTATAACCAATCTAGGATTAGCTTTAACAACACTATCTTTATCTTTTTGGTAAGTGCTATTATACTTGCTAAATAATAAGTTTATTCTAAGTTTAGCACTATCTTTTAATGCAATAAATCCTGTGTCTACAGGAAAAATATCTAGCTCATCTCTATTAGTAGTATTTGCATTTTTAACACTAGTCTCAAAATCAGAGTAAGTATCTAGAATAGCTACTTTAAGAGAATCTTCAACTGGCCTATCTGGATATGTTAAACCTATAGTATTAATAGTTTCTTCATTATTACCAATCAATATATATTGGTTAGTAATTACATGGTCAATTTTATCTCTATTAGGTGCTACATAAGTATCATAATAAAAATTATAATCATCATCAGCAACTTTTTCATAGTTACCTGATTCTTCAGAATAAAGAAAAATACTTTGGTCATAGCTCCTATAAATAATAGGTCTAGTAGGTTTGCCTTCCTTATCTGTAATCTGTAAGTTAGGATTAGAAGATAAAGATTCTAAAGACTCAATAGTACCTGTAGTGTAATTTAAAGATAAGTTAGGGAATAAAAAGTTATCCAAAAATTCAGATGGAAGAGTTAGGTTATTCTTAAATGCTTCATCTGCAACTGTCCAGAAATTTTGTAGAGCATTGTAAGTATTAATAAACTCTGTGCCTAATCCTGATGGTACTAGTGCACCATTATCTATCATTACAAAATCAGGATTTAATTTTTCAAGGTCTTCAGCAGTACCATTGAAATTTCTTAAACCTCCACTACCATCATCAAACTGATATCTATTGGGGTCATATATATAACCTATGATAGTCCCTTCATATTTAACAGCTAATTGTTGTTGCTTTCCATTATACCCTTTTCTAATTTTAACACCTTGGTTAGTAACCTCTTGGTTGTTTTCATCAGTAGGGTTAACTATTTTTCCACCTTCAGTATCAGTAACTAACTCAATAGTTATTCCTTCAAAGTTTTTAACCTTATCCTTAGTTAAGGATTTTAAAATCTCAACAGCATCTGGATTTTTTAAATCAGGTTTAACTGTAAATAGCTGAGAGGCTTTTACAATAATAGGAACAAACCCTTTACCTTTTTTAGGTGCAGGTTGATTAGTAGCTTTTAGTTGTTGTTTTAAATTACTAATAATATTTTGTAACTCATTAGAATCTAAAAACTCTTTATAGTTATCTCCTTCTTGTGTGCCTTTAAAACTATCAGCAAACTTTTTAGCTTCTTTAAGTTTTTCCTCTAAGTATTTAATTAACTCTGGAAGAGGAGTTTCACTTTCTAATAAGTCTGTGTATTCTTTACTAAATTGGTCTATCCAAGATTTAAATTGAGCACTAGCATTACTATTTTGAACTACTCTGTTTAATGAATCTAAAGCTTGATTATTTTGAACAATTCCAGTTTCTTGTTTTACTGCATGGGTAACAAACATATTACCTCTAATCATAAAGGCAGCTTCTTGAATTTCCTTTACTTTAGTTTCTTCAGTAATAGGTGTAGTAGAAGATGCCATAATAAACTCATCAGAAATTCTATCTTTCTCAGCGAGCTGATTTATATTTTCAATAGATTTAGTAAAGTCTTCTCTACCTTGTTCAGATAAGAACATATTATATTCACTAATAACTTGTTCTCTATACTTAGCAAGTTTCTTTAAATCCTCATATACTTTTTTAGGATTTTGAGCAGTTCTTTCTGCAGAAACAGGTAACTGAGCTTGGAGATTGATTTGGTCTTTAAAGTCTATAAACATTTCCATGTCTTGACCAAAAGCATCTACATCATTATTATACTCAAGACTAGAACCTCTTCTAAGAATCTGTAGCATTTCTCTAGCTACTCTCTTTCTTTCTTTTTCAAGCTCTATAATTTCTTTTTCAATTCTCTCAATCTTTTGTCTATCTTTAATTAAAGTCTGTTCTCTTCCAGCCCAGAGTGTGCTGTAACCAGCAAACTTAGCTTCTCCATTTATAAGTGTTTCCCTTCTTAAATTCTTTTTATTTATCTCAGCAATAATTCTTTTATACCCTTTGATGGTTTGGTCATCTAATGCTAATCCTAGTTGAATATATCTCTTAACATCTGCATCATTAATTAGCTTTCCAGAGTATTTAATAGCCAAATCAGATAAAGATTTTTCTCTTTCATCAATGTTATCTAATGTACTAATAGTCCAAGCTAACCCATGATTAAGAGCTATGTTATCTGAATTTGTAATGTTCTTAGCTGTCAATAACCCATCTCTAATTTGTTTTGCTCTAACTTTTGTTTGAGCTATAGCTTCATTCTTTCTTTGAGTTATCTCTTCATCAGTCATGTTTTCATAACCAAACTCTTCAGCAAACTCATCATTTGTCATTGAGGAAACAGTCTTAATAATATCTCCTTCAATAGCATCATACATTCCAGCTTCTGTTCTTCCTAATACATATCCAACAAATGCATCATTCTCAGCATTTTTATATTTGAACATATCATTAAGCTCAGCTGCTTTATCCATTTTTTGAGTAGCTACAAGTCTTTGCTGACCTGCTAAATACATTCCTTTGAATATATTTCCAAAGTCTTTAGACCTGTTAACAGTATCTACTAATCTATCTACTTGTTGCTGATTAGCTTTATCTGCTTTATAAGAACCATATATACCACCTTGCCAACCACCAGGTCCTGCAAATCCAGTTAATCCTAATATAGCACCAATTAATACTTCTTTTAATCCTTCTTTACTGCCGTAGGTATCTTCCATACCTTTAGCAAAAGCAGACATAAGACCTACACTAGTATCTTTAGCTTCTGGGTCATAGTAGTTTGTTACATATTCTAATGCTCCTCCACTTAAAGAACCCTGCATACCTTCTTCCCATACACCTTCAGCAAATGCTGATTCTGTTCTTCTTCCTACAGTTCTTAGTGTATTTAATACTTTATCTGTTGTAGTAGTACCTCTAATAGCTTTTTTACTTACTACATTCATTGCCTTAACTTCATCGATAGATACTCCTAAATTCTTAGCAGCATTCTTAAGTTGTTTTGGAGTTAAAGACTTAGTAGCAATAACATTGGCTTCTCTTGTACCAAAGATTCCTTTACTAAATGCTGCTTCATTAGCAGCCTTATGACTAGCACCTGCACCAAACCTTTTAGTTAGTCCTGGCCCAAAGCTATTAGGTAAAGTAATCATATTGTTTAATGAAACTAATGCAGCATTAGCAGCAAACAAAGCATTACCTACATTATGAGCATTATCCATAAATGCAGACATTTCTTCTGGCAAAGGGTCTCTACCTTCTCTGTTTCTGAAATCTTCAATATAGTTTCTTCTAGCTTCATCTACAAAGTGTCTAGCTTCTACACCAGCTTCATAGAAAGAGCCTACTGCCATTTGTCTAGAAAACTTTCCTAGCTCTTGCAGTGTTTTACTATTTACTCCTATTGCAGTTTTAGCACCAAAAGCAGCAGTTTGGTAACCTTTCATAACATCAGAAGCTCTGTCTGTATATTTTAAAGCTTTGGCTGCTCTAGGAACAATCATAGCTGATGCTAAACCTGCAGTTAAATACTCAGAGATAACAGCTCCTGCTACAAATGACATACCTCCAAGCATATCATTTGCCCAGAAATTAACAGTTCCCATTTGTTGTAGTAAGCTATAATCTTCTACTTCCCTTCTTACATAATTAGGAAGATACTCATCCATAGCTTCATTAGCACTATCTAATGCTCTTTGAAAATCATTATCATAGAATGAACTAAAAGACCTATTAGCTATAGCAGCTCCTATTCCATATGCTGTACCTATAATACTTCCAGCTACATTAGTAGTAGTTTTACCTGCAAACTTAATTACACCATTAGTTATTTGAGATAAAGCTGATTGGTCTTCTGCTAGTAAGTCTTGAGTATCTGCACCAATACCAGGATTATATCCTAGTTCTTCAGCAGCTTTTTGATAATTAGCAGCAGCTTCTCCTTTTATCTCAGGAGCTTCATAACCTGTAGATATACCTCCTGGAGTGTACTCTGGAGTTTCAAACATATCATCATAGGCATATCCTTCTTCTTCTAATGCTTTTTTAGTTCCAGATTGTCTGGCTAACTCAGAAAGCTGAGAAGGACCTACACCCATAGACCTAGCTATTGATCTTTCTAAGGATGCGTCTTTTTGAGATTGATATTGTTGTGCTTGAGCTTTAGTTTTAAATTTAGGGTCTTCCCCAAATTCCCAAACTCCTTTTTGTTCGTTGTATACTAAAGGCATGAAATTATGTTTATATTATATACGTCAAATTTAAATAAAAGTTGCTAAAAGATTAACTAGAATAGAATTCATCATATATTTCTTTAGCGTTATTTATTCTTTTATCTAAGTGGGGTACTCCTGGATTCTCAAATATTTCCATAAATATTCTAGCAATCTCTTGAGGGTTATCTAAAGAATCAAGAGCTTCTTTAAGTTTTTTTCTGTTTCCAGCACTCATCATATTCACTCTTCCATTGATTACATCATCCATATAATCAATTTGGGATTGTATACCATCTTGCTTATTATTATCTTTTAAGTACTGCTCATAGTACTTTCTCATAAAGTCATACTGAAATATTCCATAACCATTACCACCTTTCTGTTGTAATGTTGGGTCAAAAGTACTACCTGTTTCTACTGCAATATTACCCATTATACCAGCAACTGCTGCTGGAGAATATCCTTTAGATTCAAGATAAGATTTAACAAGAGCTTTATTTTCAGTAGGGTTTGTTCCTTTTGGTACTGTTACTACATCACTCATTTGAGGTTGTTTTACACCAGAGTATCTTCCTACATATCTTCTTTTAGCTTTTTTGTCAAACTCTTGAATGGCTTGGTTTAAAGGCATTATGTTTACACCTCTTGATGAATCAGACTGGAAAAACATTAAGTTTCCATCTTTACCTTGTATAACCATACCTACATGGTCAATACCATGTTTTCTTCCTTTATCCCAAGTCTTATCACCAGTATCTTCAAATAGTAAATCACCATGTCTTAAGTCTCCTGCTATTTCAGCAAAAGAGCTAAATCCTGAAAACTTTTCAGTAGCTTTTTCATATATATTTTCTGATGTGCCTGAAGCATTAATACCATCTGCTTTAAGTAATTCACATACTGCACCAGAGCAGTCTATACCTTCTGCATTTTTTTTAGTTCTCCACTGCATATCATAAGGCTTACCTAATAGCTGATTAGCTTTATCTAGAACAGGAGTTCCTTCTCCTATTCCACCCTGTACTTTCCCAGGCTACCTGTAGAGCCTCCCACTCCAGATGAAGATTGATTAGATGCACCACCTGAGTACATTTGGGTTACACTAGGTATTGCAGATATTTGTGCTTGTCTTTCTGCTGCAGCTTGCTGTCTTTCTATATCCCCTTGTGATTCTAAGTAGGCCATTTGGTGATATCCCATAAACTTCAAGAACTGACTAAAGTTAGATACATTAACAGGAAGTTCAACTTCACCTTTAGTTCTAGTATTAGATAAAGGAGCAAATGCTCCAGTTACATCATTTATTAGTTTTCCAATAGTAGCGCTATTTCGGCCATTAATTTTTAGTGCATAAGGTTCTTGTCCTAGTTTAAACTTAACAATTTGACCTTTTAGTCTATCTGAATTTTCTGTGATAGCTAATGCTGTAGATACGCTAGATATTGAAGAAGGACTTAATAAAACCCTAGCATAAATTTCTGCTCCTTTGTCTTGAACATTAGGGTCATCATCTTGAACAAAAGAAGTAATAAATCTAGCTAAATTGTTTTTATTCATATCAGGCAATGTAATTGGGACAGTAGATGAATTGCCAGCTTTATCTTTTACAGTAAAGTATAGTATTGGTAGAGAAGACTCACCAAGACTGCCTAAATTAACATCTGAAACTTCAACTTTATCATCTTCAGCTAAAGCAAAATTAGGACTTTTTAATATAGCATTGTTAAATACTTCCCTTACATCATTTAAGTTTAGATTTGTTTTTCCTATATCTCTTCCACCTGTGTACCCATAAGTTTGAAATAAACTAAGTAAGTTTTGAGGGTTATCATTATAGTAAGCTTTTTGCTCTTCTAAAAAAGTTTTAAATTCAGACTTCTTAGAATCTGTACTTCCTAAGTCTCTTATAAATGTTTCTTGTTGAATTTTAGCATTTACTGGTGATTTTTGTCTAAACTTGTCAAGTGCAGAATAAAGCTTATCATATCCAAATTGTTTAGTTAAATCTCTAGCTTGACCTAAATATTGTTGTTCAAGGTCACTGCTAAATATACCTTTAACATAGTTTCCAACACCAGGGTCAAGTATACTTAGTTCATATTTATCTCCTCCTAATGCTTTATAGAATTGTAAAGCTGTATTATTATCTCCACCATTTTCTTCTAAAGCTTTTATTACATTGTTTCTTACATTAGCATCTGGATAAATATTTTCTAACTCTTGCTTAAACTCTGGATCTTTTAAAGCTTCAGATATAATAGTCTTACCTATTTGCTCTTCTATATTTTGAAGATTCGCTAAAACTAACTTTTTGTCAGTTATCTCAGTATTAAGTTTAAAAAACTCTTCTGCTATAGCTTGAGTTGAGGCATTAGGAGAATCTGCTAAACCATTCATTAAAGTAAAAAACTTCTCTCTAGCTTCTTTATATGCAGATTTATTTTGCCCTTCTTCACTTAATTCATCCATTAATGCTGCTAAAACTTTATCTGCTCTTCCTGCTTGTTTGTCTTGCAAAATTGAAACAAGAGTATATTTATTCCCCTGAGCATCTCCATCTCTAAAAAGCTCAATTGCTCTATTTTTAGTATTTATTGTAGCATCAGCTAGTAGTTGATTTAGTATTTCATCCATGCTCATTAAAAGATCATAAGCTGGTCTTCCTTCTTCTGTGTTGCTAGCAGCTAAAGGAGCTAATTTTTGTAAGTACTCATTAAATGCTGTAGCTTCAGCTCTTTCAATATTTAATTGTAAATCACCTATATTTTGAGAATAGTTAGAAGTTCCAGTTACATCTACTACTGGTCCAGGAACCATAATATAATTATAATCCTCAGGTTCAGGAGTAACTCCACCAGCTGTAGCAGGGTCCAAAACAGTTCCTTCTGTTTTTACAGTAGTCTCAGCTGGATGTTCTTTGTAGTCTATAAATGAAGAAATATCAAGAACTTCAGATATATATTTATGAATATCTTCATATGTATCATAACCTTTTCCTGCTTCTACTTTTACTGATCCATCAGGATTTTGAATTCTAACTGCAGGTTTATTTTTATTATCCTTAAAAGTTTTAAGAAGCATAGCTTGTCCTGAGTTATCATCAAGAATTAAACTAGCAGCACTTTGAATAGCCTGATCTATTACTGGATCACCTTTTATAATTACTTTTTTTGTTCTACCTCCAGGTTTATCCATAATGATAAATGCTCCAGATGCTTTATCTTGGAATACATAAGCATTAGGCACATCGTATGTTGTCCTAGCCTGTTCTTTTAGTCTTTCAATTACTTGCTTATAAACAAAGTTTTGAGCATCATCATTGATAGGCTGTACAATATCTTCATCATTAATTTCTCTCCAATTTCTAAACTTAATCTCTTGAGTTATAGGGTCTACATATTGTAATGTAGGAAAGTATGCTGTACCTCCTGCAATCTTAGTTAAATCCAGTTTATCTGCTAAATCTTTTTGTCTAGCAAGTTTTTTAACATCAGGGTCTTCTTTAAAAGCAGTACTTATCTTACCTAAATTAGATGCTATACCTGTAAAGTTACCTTTGTCTTTTTCTAATTGTGCAGACAACTCGTTAATTTGTGCTTTATACTTATTAACAATTGGCTCAACAGCTCCTTGTTGTTCAGCCCAAAAAGGTGCTTTAACAGGTATATCTGGATTATTTAAAGCAGTTCTAGTTTCCTCAAGACCTTTCTGTTTAGCTTCTATATTTGAATACATAAAATCTAAAGGCAGTGGTACAAACTGACTTTGATACTCTGACTCAACAGGTTTAATAAATTGGACTGCCATAATTATTGAATTTTTCTTATTGTTCCATTAGGTAATACTTCGTATGTATTACCTTCACTATCTGTTACTACTTTGTTAGTTCCTTTAGAATTCATATAATATTCAGCTCCTCTAGGACTTAAAACTTGTCTCCATCTTCCTCTAGCATCTCTTTCAAACTTAAATGGACTAAAATCTTTGGTTTCCAAAGCTCTTAGGATTTCTTCTTGTCCTCTAGTTTTAGCAACATCAGTTATAACACCTTGGCCAATATCTCCCAATCCAGCTGCACCTTGCATTCTTAATTGGTTTCTGGCAGCTTCATCTCTAGCTTGGTTCAAGATATTAAACTGTCTAATTCTATCATTATACATTTGTTCTTGTCCTTGGATTTGTGCTCTTCTAGTATCAATGTTAGCTCTTTGTTCAGCTACTTGTTTTCCTACATTAACACCCATAGAAGGAGCTGTTACTGCTAGGTTAGATAAGTAAGCTCCTGCAGTAGGACTTCCTGCTCTTAAAGCACTTCTATATGTACCTAATGCTTGGTTACCAGCTTGTCTTGCTAAAGCTACTGGCTCATAACCTGGCCTTTCAAATTTAACAGGTGCTGCTGCTCTAGTATCTTCAGCAGTAAAAGAAGTTACAATATTAGCTAAAGGTGCAGCTGATGCTGCTAATCCTCCTGCTACAATAGGAGCATAGTTAGACCTCCAAGGAATATATCTTTCATCTTCTCCAGGACCAGTTTCTGTTTCATCTTTTCCAGAACCAGTTGGTGTTGCTGAAACCTGTGGCCTAGGTCGATTAAAGTTTCTTAGTGCTATTTCAGTAGGGTTTAAAAGAACACCAGTTCCTGGAGCAGTTGGTGAGGCAGTACTTGTTGTGTTAACAACTGGTTGTGAAGTAGGTGTTTGTCCAGTAGATGATTGTGTATTACTCCACATATTTATTCTAGGCAAAGAAGTTTTTTGATATACATCAGGTGTACCTTTAGTTGTCCAAGTATTTTTGTAAACTTCTCTTTTTGCTTGGTCTAATAAGTCTGTATATCCAGGTTCATTCATTCCCCTAATAATGGCATCTTTAGAAATAGACCATAAATTAGCATCATATGGTTTACTTTGGATATCCTCAAGTGACCTTACACCTCCTGTATATAATAATAAATCTTCAACACTTCTTCCTGTATTATATGCGTAATCCATTAATCTTTTTTGAACTTCTTCTGGGTAGCCTTCTACTAAAGGTTGGTATTCTTTAGATAAAAACTCTAAAGCTTCATCTTCAGTTATTTTATTATCAGCCCACATATCAGGATATTTCCCAGCATACTTACTTTGATTTATTCCATAATTAGGCAATCCAGTTCCTTGTGAAGAACCTTGTGTAGATTCATAATTTAAAATCTGATTATACCATGAAGGGTATTTACTACCAGGAAGAACATCTCCATCTTGATAATACAACTTACCACCATTTCTTCTCATCAAAGGATTATATCTCCCACCATATCTCATAGGAGGTTGACCACTTCCCATCATTCCTTGTTCATAAGGAGGTTGAGGTTGTTGTTGTTGTCCTTGTTGTGATTGTTGCATTACCATTTGAACTGCTTGTATAGCAGCTTCTTGAGGTAATCCCATTTGTACAAGCTGAGCTACAATCTCTTCAGGTTGCATACCTTGTTGTAACATCTGCATAATAGCTTGAACTATCTGTTCTGCACCACCTTGAGCCTGTTGTTGAGGAGCCATTTCTCCACCCATTTGATACATATATCCACCACCTCTCATCATAGGAGGAGCTTGTTGTGGTTCCTGTTGTGGAGCTTGTTGTTGTCCTTGCATTTGTTGAACAACCATTTGTACTATTTGAATAGCTTGTTCTTGTGGTACACCCATTTGAACTAGTTGTCCTACAATTTCTTCAGGAGACATACCTTGCTGTAGCATTTGTGCTACTTGCTGAAGTATTTGCTCTTCACCACCACCACCTTGAGGTTGACCTTGTTGTGGGGCTTGCATCATTTCACCACCCATTTGATAATATCCTCCATATTCTTTTGCAAAGTTTCCAGCAAAGATAGCTTTTTTTATCATAGCTGAAGAATATTTACCTTTAGGTGCATTTCGAATAGTTCTAGCTGCCTCTTGTACACCCATTCCCATTTTAGAAGCTTGAGCTTTAAAAGTACCTTTTTTAGCAGGGTCAATGTGAATACCACCTTGAGCATACATCATAGGACCACCATAAGCATACATAGGTGCTTCCATATCTGGAATATCAACATTTGCATTTAGCATATCCATATAACCACCATCTTCCCAAGTAGCTCTAGCATAAGCTCTAAAGTATGGATTCTTAGCTAAGTTCTTTTTATGTCTAGCATAGAAAGCATCTTTACCATATTTAGATTTACCTCTTTCTCCTAGCTTAGGGTCACCAAAATATTTCTTAGTTCCATCAGGACCAATAACTACGTGAGTTTTTCCTTTTCTGTCATTAGACCTTCTAACAGTATATCCACCTTCTCCATACTCCATAGTATCATCATCACCAATGTAATCTCCCATATATCCACCTACTTCCATATTAGATTTAATCTTTGCTTGTACATAATCAGGTAAAGCACGAAATCCAGGATTGTTTATACCACCTCCGTTACCATACTCAAGCATGCCTCCCATTGCTTTGCTTTCTTCTGCTTGAATTCTTTTTTCTTCCCATAACATTTTATCAGTAGGCTTTTTTGGTGTTTTACCAGTACGTTTATTTTCTGCTGCTTTTTTACGAATGTTATCCCAGAGTCCTCTTCTAGAGTAAGAGCCATCTGCTCTTTTAATCATTTTACCTCCTTGTGCCATTTTTTCTTCAATAAAAGGTGCTTGTGTTTCAATAGGTTCATCTGTTAACATTTGCTGAGAACCATCAGCTCCTGTAACCATTATAGGGTCATTGTTATAAGTAGGAACTACAGATGTTGGTCCACTACCAGGGAATGCAATACTTTGAGCATTAGGATACATATTATATCCACCAGCTCTTTCTTCAGGAGTTTCAGCTATAATATTAGAGCCACCCATTATTTGAGACCTCATAGCTTCCTCTTGCATTCTTTTAGCTTCTCTGTCATACTCATGTGCCATCATAAGTTTTTTCATTTCCTTATCTAGCATCTTCTTTGACAAAGGGTCATTAGGTCTAAGTTTATCTCCTGCTTTTGATTTAATCATTTTACTTAAATCAGCATAGCTTTTACCAGCTAATCTTTTAGCAGCCTTACCAGTAATACCAGCAAACTCTAAAGCTTCTAGTGAAGCTTTCATTTTCTCTGACATTACATAATTTTCTGGAGTATAGATAGTTTCTGGACCTTCAACTTCTACATCTGGTCTTCCACCATTATTAGGTAAAGTAACACCACCTTCTTCATGTGATGGTCCATCAATTTCTGTTAATCCCATATTTTGGTTTAACATATGACCACCACCTTGATAGCCATATCTAAATCTACCACCATTTCTGGCCATAAATATTTTTGAAAATCCTTCCATACCTTCTGGTATTTTATCTTTATCGTTAAGTCCTGTAAATGCTTTTGTGCTACCCATACCTTCTAAAGCAGTTCCTATTCCAGTAGCTGTAGGACTATTAGGGTCAATACCTTTAATACCTTGTCCTAGTCCTTCTGTACCTTCTTCTATGGCAGAACCCATAGCTCCAGGATTAAGAAAAGCTCCACCTACAGCTCCACCTATATTTCCCCAACCTTTAAGACCTGCTTGTCGTTTAGCTTCTTCAGAATTAACATCATGTCCAGCAGCAGATTGTAATGCTTTAAAACCAGCATCAGTTAGTTCATTAGTTGCACCAAAACTTATAGTATCTAAGAATCCTGCACCTACACCATAATTAAAAGCCATAAAATCTTCAAAAGCACTAGCCTTTTTGGTATCTTTTCTCGCTACATCTTTATTCAAGTCAACAGCTTGTGCTGTATCTTGTGCAGATGTTAATGAACCACCTCTAGCATATGTTCTTCTTTTAAATATATAATTACCTTCTTTAGGTATAGAGTCTGCTCCTAATTTACCATACTGTTCTAAGTTCATCATAAACTCATCTTTTGGTGTTCTTAAAACCACTCTGGTTTCAGTTTCACCTGTCATGGGATTTATATATGGTACTTGACTAATAGTTTCTCTAAAGTTTCTAAAAGGTGCAGAAGTTTTTGGTGAAGGATTTGTAGATGTAACTGCAGGTTTGTATTCTACACGTTCTACTGGTTTTTTGTAGATTAGGGCTGCTGAAGGTGTTTCTGGTGAAATCATATTAGTAGGATATACACCAGTTTTTAAAGATTGATTTAAAAGAGCTAATCGCTGATTTAAATTTTGTCTAACAAATTTATTAGGTTGCCAAGATAGTTCTTGTTTAATTTCTTTAATATCATTGATTATATCAGATTTTTTAACATTAGTGTTTCCCAAATTTTTAGTTGGTTTATATTCTGATTTCTGAAACATTTTTTCTTCATTTGGCTCTCCATAATAATTAAAGTTAACAAATGGTTGTAATCCTTTTTTATATAAACTCGAACTATCTTGATAAGCTTCATACCTAGCTCTACCTGCTGGGTCATTAGGGTCTACATATAAAGTAGGTAGTGGACCTACATCTTGTTGATAGTATAATTTACCTCCTTGTCTTCTCATAGTAGGTTGTGAATCTTGCATTTGATTTACTCCGTATATTGCAGAACCTATTGCTATTGGAGGAACTATTGTTTTCATAGTACCGTAAACAGTTCTTGGGTCATTGTAAAATCCTACAGCTCTACCAGATTTAATAAAGTTTTCCCAAGCACCTCTTGAAAAACTTGTTTGAGAATTAAAACCTGGTTTTACTCTACCTAAATCTAATCTTTTAAGATATTCGTTTATAGCTTCATAAGCACCTGTACCTCTTCTAGGTATATTATCTGCAAATACTCCTTGAGTTGTATTACTCATTTCTAAACCAGGAATACCTCTATAGTACATTGTATTTGCAATATCTTCTACATTACCTCTCCATTGTCCAGGATTCAGTCTAACTCCCCAACTTGATTGTCCAGATGGTATAGTTACATTTACATCCCCCTGTTTTATAGTTTGTTCTGGTGTATAAAAAACTAGTCTACCATTTTCATCTAAACCTTTAACTCTATATTCTACACCAGATCTATTTTTTTGAGCAATTATATCATTAAGTAAATCTAATTTTGAATTAAATTCATCAGTATATTCTTTGTAGCTTAAAGGTACAACATTTTGAGAACCACTAAATTGAGGTTCTAAAGAACCTTGATAGTAAGGAACAATTTCTCCATTAGGTTTTAATACTGTATTTTCAAATTCTTCTTCAGACATTTTAGAAATAACATCTTTATCTTTATCCCCTGCTACTAGTAATGTTTCTTCTTTAGTTAATCCTGATTTATTTTTTACTATAGGTTTACTACTAGCTGTAGATGTAGAAGCAGTATTATTAAAAGAATTATTGTAATTTATCCTTGCTCTATACAAATCTTCTGTAGTCATTAATCTAGGAACTTCAGAAATAATATCTTTTAAAAATTGAGATTTTTGTGAACTGCTAACACGTTCAAGAAGCCTAGCAGCATCATCAACATCTCTTACATCAGTAGGTATATTATATCTATCAAATATATGCTGAAAACTTCCTCTTTCAAAATAAGGTACTTCAAGTCTATTTTGATTAGACCAGTTAATTAAAGCCTCTTCTGCACTTTGTAAACTATTTACATTAGAAAGATCTGGATTTCTATACTGTAGCATTTGTTTAGCCGCTCTTCTTAATTCTTCAGGAGTATCTTGAGCCAATCTTTGGTTTAAGTTATTAATTTGAAAATTAGAGGAGTTTAGTGTATTCTCGTCAAGCCAATTTGTAGCTCTCCAGTTATTAGCTTCTGTATATTGGTTATAAGCTTCATTATTTGCATATTTTGACCTTTTACCAAATCCATATTTACCTAAAAGTTCAACTTCGCTGCGACTTAAAAATCTTTCTGAATTATGAAATACTCTTCTAAGCTTTTCTAAATTTTTACGCTCTTGTGAGGATAAGTTCGTAATAGGCTTTTTAATTCTTTTACCAGCTTGTTTTAATCCTCTACCAGTCATTCTAAACAAACCTGTTGGGTCAAGAGTTTCTCTTAATGCTGCTTTAACTGGACTTTTCAAAAGTCCAGCACCTACTAAGTTTAATGGGTCAGCACTCATATCCATACCAAAATTACCTACATCTTCCCAACCAAGGCCAGGTTTATTTTCAAAACCCCAAACATCAGAAGGTACTCTTTGAAGATTTGGGTCAAAGACTCTTTTTAAACTGGCATCTTTACCTCTTAATCCCTGAACACCTTCAACTATTGCAGATTGAGGAATTTGAAAAACTGATAAAGGTGTTTTGTATAACAGACCTGTTGCAAATTGATTTACTTCATCTGTAAATCCTTCTCTACCTCTACTTGCTGTTCTTCTTACATTTCTGCCTATTGGACTTGTATCTCTAAAATATTTCTTTTCTTCTTCAGTTAAAGTATTAAAGTAAGGATAGTTTTCTAATACATTTTGACCACTTTCTTTAAAAGCTTCAAAAGTAACTTCTGGTAACATCCTAGCTCTAAGTGGAGTATCTTCTGCATCACCAGATAATCTAGTAACTAATGTTCCTTGATTATATGCCTGTTTATATTCTGGTGTACCATATTTTACCTCATTAGGATTTTCTGTTTGTAATACTGGTTGAGCTTTTGGTAAAGCACCGCCAATTTGATATGAAAAATTATTTTGATATGAAAAATTATTATTTAAGTATTTCAATAAATCCTTTTTCTGGTATTTATATAACTCTAATAAATCTTGTACATCAGATGGTATACTTATAGATGTTCCATAACCACCTTCTTTACTCAATAAATAATAAATATCTGAAAGATCTTTTTCTTTTATTTCTCCAGACCTTATATCTTTATTTAACTTTTTATTCATAAAATAAAGAGTAGACATTTTTCTAGCTTCAATTTCACTAGGATCTGTAACATAATCAAATCTTTCTTGAGTTAATCTAGTACCATACTTACCAAGTTTATCTATATTAACTTCTGGTATTCTTGTATTTTCTTTATAATAATCTTCGTATCTTCTTTCAGTATCTGCTTTGTGTGATAATTCATGAACATGAGTAGTAAAATCGTCTGTAGTACCTCTATCACTTATATAGAATTTTTTATCTTTAGCACTTTGATACCCTAATAGACCAGAAGTTAAATCAGGTTGAGAAGTTATAGAGAAATAATATGAAGGGTCGTTTAATGCCTTTAAGTATTGTTCTCTAGGGGAATTTAAATACTTAACTTTTGCATCTTCTGGAAACTCGGAAAATACTATAGGATCATCTACTTTCTCTAATGAATCGCTTATTTCCCAATATCTTTTATTAGGTGTTTTAGGGTCATTCAATTCTTTTTTTCTTTTATCATAAAAATCTGACCAAGTATAACCGTATTTATTTTTTGTAAAGTCTTTCCAGAATTGTCCAAGGTCATAATAACTTGTTGTATCAGGCAGTAAAAAGAATGGTTCATTTTTATAGTAATCTTCTAAAAACTTTTTACTATCCCAGTATCTATCTGAAACTTCTTTAGGAGCAAGTTCTGTAGTAAACCTTTTACCATTCCAAATAAATTTTTTATCTTTATTGGTTCTTGCTTTTCTAAAAGCATTGTTAAATGTGCCTGAATTTGAATAGTCATTTAACCCCCAATTTCTAAAATCAATTGTTTCGTACCAATTTACTTTATCTTGTTCTTTATCAGACTCTCTACTTTTTAGGTTATTTGTTTTTGTTTTTGTAGTGTATAAATTAAATTCTGGTAATGTTCTAGCTCTAACAAAATCTTCAGGGTCACCAGAGAATCTAGTAGTTAGTGTTCCTTGATTATATGCCTGCTCATATTCTGGAGAACCATATTTTACAGTTACTGGGATAGTACTGTTATCTTCTTGATAGTACAGTTTTCCACCATTTCGCTTATTTTTTTCTACATACTGTAGTTGATTTTCTCCAAAGTAACCTTCTGGATTATGTACTATATTGTAGTTTTTATAAACTTCAGGATTAAGTTGATAGCCATACATAGACTCCATCCAAGCTGAAGGGTGTTGTGTAGGTTTTAACCACATACCATTAATACCAACAGATGTACCATGATATAAACCATCATCTTGTAAAGGCATATAAGGTGTGTCTTTTATATCTTCAAAAGACTTAGGACTACCAAAAGATTCCCACATACCTCTAAGATTATAATTAGAAGTATCTGTATTTCTTAAATTATCAGGAAGTGTTTTTACAAAACTTTCATATTCCTTATCACCTCCTGTTTGCATATATACAGGATTCATACCTAATGCCTTTCTAAAAGACATTTCTCCAGGATAGTCAGATTTCTTTTTCCTTCTAATAGGCTTTTTAATTCTTTTACTAGGCATTAGTAATAACTTAAAGTAATATTAGTATTAAAATCATTAAGCCTAAAGTATCTGTTACCTTGGTTATTATAAAAGATTTTAATCTTAACATATACATCTCTAAGGTATGGCTTAATTGGCAAAGGGCTGTTGAAATCTCTGATAGCATTGATTCTCCATGTTCTTTCTCTTCTAACAACATTTTGTTGTGGTGTTAATAGTAACAGAGATGAACCAGTAGTTTGATAGTCATTATACAATAGAATACCTGTTATGGTTTCTAGAGGAATATCAATGCCATTTATATCAAATACTTCTGACCAGAACTCTAATGTATCTAAACGAAATGTAGGAGTTTTAGTTGCATCTGGGAAGTTAACTATAAACTCTGCTTCTGATATAGATGGGTTCTGATTATAGAATTGTCCAAAGTTTCCTTCATTATGCAGATACACAGAGTTACTAGTATCAAAAGGGTTTGATGATAGTAATCTTTTACCTGTAGGTAAATATAGTGAAGGAGTGAAAGAATAGAAAGATTCAAATGCTTGCAACATTTCATTGAAAGCAATAGTGAACTTATAAACAATCTGATTCTTTTGTAGTAATGGAGTTATAGAACCAGTAACTAATGATACAGTTAATTGAGTAGTATTGATATCTTCTACCTTGTAAATATTAGAACCAATGTAAAATATATCTCCTATGCTTAGTACTGATAGCTCTTTAGGTGAGTAACCATTAAGTATATACTTAGTAGGGCTTCCTGGTACAACAGTTTCAGTAGTAAAATCAATATCAAACTTATTCATGAAAGTCATATAGACTTTATTGTACTTAGAATCATAAGCACCATGGATACCTGTATTAAGTAATACTTGGTCAGAGTCTAGAATAACTCCTTGTAGTTTTTTTCTAAAGAAAGCTGATAAGCCTTTAACATCAGATATATTCTCTAATCCCCGGCTTACTCTGAAGAACTTTTTAGTTCTAGCATCAAAAGAGTAAATAGCAGCAGGGCCAGTAACTACACTATGCTGATGGAAAGAACCATAATCTTTACTTAAGTAATCATACCTAGCTAATACATTACCAGTACCTACTTGATAAACAGCACCAGTACCTACATCAGGTACAGCTGTATTTTCTTGAGAACTAACTTGAGCTATAGCTCTACTTTGGAAAGCTACAATTGCTTCTTTGAGATTTGTTATTTTATTAATCTCTCCATAGTTACCTTCAAGAGCTAAGTAGTTATTAATCAAATATTTTCTCCAGTTATCTTCAATTTCTCTATCAAACTTTTCTTCTGATACCCACACCCAGTTAGGTTGGTCTTCATCAGTATCTAAGTTAAAAGGTTTAGGAGAATATACTTTTAAGTTATTGTCCTGAGAATATGCTCTATTGTAGGTATATTCATCTACTAAGAATTTAGCAAAATCAGTTCCAGCTGCTCCAGGAGTTACATTCTGAATACCATTATTAGGTGAGGTAAATACTTGACTATTATTCCAATAAGAGCCATCTCTGTACTCAGTATTAATACTAGTTTCACAAGGAAAAGCTAAAGCAAATGCTGACATTGACTGTGCTACAGGGTAATAGTTTTCTCCTAGTCCTGAAGGTGATGCATTAGTAAATCCATAAGTTTCTTTCCAATGAAAGAACCCTAATGTAGTGCTATAGTAAGAGCAATAGATATCTCCACCAAATACTTTAATAGCTTGTGTAGAAGCTATTACACTTTTAGGGAAAAAATCAGATGCAGATATGTAAGTATTATTATACCTAGAAGCTCTCCAAGGTCCACCATATTGTCCAAAATTATATCTACAAAGAGATACTACTCTATAAGCAGGGTCTTTAGGACCTACTACAACATTATCTTCATAAGCTCCACCTTGTGTAACTGGGTCAAGAACATTGCAATTACCATTAAAATCACAAAATAGTGACTTAGAAGCAAATCCAGATAATTCCCAATCAGTACCAGCACCATCTGTTTCAGTGTTAGGTAATGTGTATATTGATATATGGTGGTAATCTTTACTAGCCATTTTTACAGGAGAAAAACTAGAAGGTATAATTCCTTCAATATCTACTTCTGTTTGTCTTAAAATATTTACAATGGTATTACCTCTAGGAGCTAGAGAATAAGCTAAAGTTTGATACTTAGCTAAAAATGCTCCAGCTTGTCTAGAAGCACCACTAATATAATCTGCCCAATAACAAACACCTTGGTTATAGAATTCTCTTAGTCCTGTAAATGTTCCTGTGTAGTAAGTATTTGCATCTGGAAGTCCTGGCACAATACCTGAGGTAGGAGTAAATTCAAATGCTTGAATAAGCTTAATATGTGAAGCATCTCCTACAGTATATTCTTCAAAATCAAATTCTGGGAATTTAATTATACCTAGCTCATTTTTTCGTAGTACTATAGCACTAGTAGCACCAGTATCTGCTCCATGATGTGCAGGTGCAGCTCCAGTGCTTAAACCAGAATTCCAAGTTTCTCCTTCGCTAAAATCATTATTAATAAATAGTAGAGGTATTTCTGGATTAGCTCCAGTATTAGTTTCAGAGTTACTAAAAGACATTAAGTGAAAACAATCAGTAGAAACACCTGTGCCTGATAGCATAATTCTGCTATCTAGTAATCCAAATAAAGCACCTGTACCAAACCTAGTTTTATCTTTCTTTTGTCTTTCTACTCTTACTATTCTTAAGCCTGTAATGTTTGCAGGTAGGTTTTGGAATGTAAATTCTACACCCATTGACCTAGTATAAATTCTCTTATCTCCAAGTCCATCATCTTCATATGTAGATAAATCTGCATACTCACTACCATCTATAACTCCTTCCCAAGGCTCAGGTATTCTAATATCAGCTATCCAATTAACAAATGATTCTTGACCTTTGTCATTATAAAATACTACACCAAACCTATAAACTTCTCCTCTGGCATAGCCATCATAAATGGTAGACTTAAGAGGGTTTTTATAACCACCCCAACCTTGTATAGGATGATTAAATCCACTTAAAGGAGGAGTACCAAAGTTTACAAAACTTGTACTTGTAACTAAATTATCAACAAATGGAGCATTTGTCATGTTATAGTTTTTAAGTCCAAATGTTGCTGTACCTATATTAGGATAAACCATTTGAGAGTCACCTCTCAAGTCATGGTAAGTAAACTTGTAAGAAACATTAGGACCTTCTCCACCTATTGTAGTACCATCAGTTTGATATTTATACTGATAGTTATTAATCCAGTAAGTGTAATCTTGTGCTGGAATTAAACCAAACACTTCTCCTGATTCATCATTGTAAGGAGTAACTGCATCAGCATCTTCAGGTAAAGCATATAGAGCTGCTAATTGAACTGGATCAGTAGCATCATAATCATTAAAAGAACCATCTCTAGAGTAAAGCCTACAAATTTGTGGAATACTTGAGCCTAATTCTCCAAACCTATAAGCTCTAGAATCATATTCTACTTCAAAGGTTTGAGTTTCAGTATTAGCAGGATATAATCTATTCTTTTTCTGAGTAAAGGTTTTAACCTTATCAAAGAATATCAAAGGATTAACAAACTCTTCTACTGTTATAGCTATTTTATCTTCACCACCACTAATTACAAATTCCATAGAATCCCCATCAATAGCAACATCATAGACATAATTAATAATAGGTACATCTTGCACAGAGTATTCAATAAGAATTACTTTGATAAAGTCATACCTTAAATCTATATTACTGATAGTAGTAATTATAGATTTACCTGAAGGTGTTTCTACAGGAGCACCATCATATTGATAGTAAGGCCCATTTAAGCTAGAATCTGTAATAGGTACTAATGTACTAGCAGGACTATAAGCTGTAACAGCTCCATCTTTACTATATAGTTGATATGCTGTTTGATATGTACCTACTAGTAATAAACCACCTTCTACCACATTTTCTATGATAGGGGTGCTCATATCTACAGAAGGTTTCCAATCTAAAAGTCCTACAGGTATAGCAGGACATTGGGGGTTAAAGATATTAAGACAACGAGGGTTATTATAATCATCAGTCCAATAAAAATTCCCACGTAAGGAAGATTCTCTTCTACCAATTGCTTCACGGTAAACTTCATGTGCTAGTGAAAAGTTAAGAATATTGTTATATCTAAGATGTGTAGAAGCAACTAAAGAAGTACCTGATAATCCTATTACTGTATTAGTAGCATCATCATACTCTAATACCCACACTTGACCAGCAGTATTGTTTGGAGTAGCTGAAGTATTAGTTCTACTAGTAGTAAGTAGAATAATCTCTTCTTCTAAAGTTCCCCAACCAATAATGGATAAATCAGTTTGTGCAGTAACTAAAGTAGTTACAGTTAAATCATCTCCTCCAGAAGATACCAATGGGTCTAGAGAGTATCCTTGAATTACTACCTCTTGGGTATTATAATAAACTCCATATTCACCAGCAGCTATATCAGCAGCTATTGCTGGGTCAGCAATTATCTGATTATAGATATCAATAGAATCTGTAATAGCTGATAGTGAAATAACTACTGGTGTACCATTAATAGTAAGTGTAGTAGCTGCTATAGGTGCTACAGGAGTGAATTTAATAGAGTATAAAGGCTGAATATTAGGTATGCTAAACTGTAGTTTATTTCCTTTGTGGTTGGAAATAATACCAGAAGATTCACCAGTATCTGTAACTAAATCAATATCCAAAGCATTGTAAAGATGCTCATTGTCATTTTTAGCTATAGCCAAATCTTGGCTTAGACCTTTAATATAAGAACTGGTTATTTTTGGCATAATTAATAAGCTAGTCTACTGCTAAATCCTCCTAATGTGCTAATTCTAGGATGGTTATATCTTTCTTCAGGTCTTTGTAGGTTACCAAAGAATCTCTTATGTTCAAAGAACTTAGGAATAGTTCTAAGTCTTTGGTTTTTATAAGACTCCCATTCATCCAAACTCTTAGGCATCTTGCCTTCATTTTTAGCCTTTTGATAGTATAGAGATAAGTATCCTTTAAATTCTTCATACTTATCTCTAGTATACTTATCAGTAAGATAAAGCTGGAATGCAATTTTATTACCTAAGTACCA